AAGTTATACAATATCCAAAGTCAGCCACGACATAGGTGATCCCTTTGTCACTTCCCGCGCGGTAGACCTTTGGAACGTGGTATTCTTTTGGGAGTTCAGATTGGAAAGGAAGTTTCCAGATAGGGATTTTGGGATAAACCTTATCCGCTTCATCTTTAACTGTGGCGAACCAACAATCATTGCGTTCGTCGTGGAGTTCAGTGATGTAGACCAACATTCCATTGAAAACACCACAGTCACGATTGTTACGAAGGATGATTAGCTTGTCTCCGATTTCGATGGAGTCGGTGGGTTTGTTTGAGAAGCGACGAAATTTTTCGTTGATCTCGCGGCGGGTTTTGTTTTTTGCGCAGATGACTTGGTCCCAGTTAGAAAGAAGTGGGATGCTAACCTCTCTCTTGGGGATAATTTGGAGTCCATCGAGAGAGTCTCTGATAGAGGGTTGTTCGCCAAGACGAATGCGGTTAGCGAAACCAATGATGGGACTGTGCTCTGCTTGTCGGTGGATTTTTGAGAGGATGTAGTCTGGTTCCTTCATTAGATTAGGATTATCCCCAACTGGTTCAAGCTGACCGGGGTCTCCGACGAAGAGAATAGGGATGTTGAAACTTTTTAAGTCTTCGTATAGGTCGGATGAAATCATTGAAGCCTCGTCGACAATGATCAAGGATGGTTTGAATTCGAGTTTTTCCTTGAGATGGAATTCTACACCACCACCGGGAAGGGGTGAGCAGTTGTAGATGAGAGAATGGAGGGTTTGAGCGGAAGTCAGACCTTTCTTTTGCAAAACGTTCACAGCTTTTCCGGTGAACGCCGAGATAACAACTGATTTATCGCTATTACGAATGGCTTGTTCGATGAACTTGATGACGGTTGTTTTGCCCGTTCCAGCATAGCCGCCAAGTTTGAACTCGCCACGGTTGAGAGTCAGCCAAGTGCGGATTTTATCAACAGCGGTGTTTTGTTCTGGAGTTAGTTCGATGGTCATACACATCCCCTCAAATAAGGTTCAAGTTTTGTCCAAGCCAGTTCTCCGTCGTTGATTTGAATTTCCGCTGGCATGTCCATTGAGTTTTTCAAATCAGACAAAGCTGTCCGACGAGTGAAGATTTTGTATTCTTGCGTTCCCGCTACACCGGGAGATGCAGTGCAACGCCACATGTCAGTGAAGAAGCCGCCGAAGTAGTCAGCAATACCTCCATTGATTGCGGGGCGGTAACTGTCAACAACGGTTTTCATAACTTCGTTTTTACCTGCTGCCTTTTCAACGATGGTTTCATGGCAGGTGCAGATAGTGGTTACGCCGAGGTTGCGCAGCTTGGCAACAAGAAGCGCGATGAAGTGAGTCTTAAACGGTCCCCAGAAATGTGGCTCCATTAGAACTTTCTTTTGTTGCGCGAGAACCTTTTGCACAATGAACTCATTCACCATAGTGAGGTTGTCGATGACAACAGTGCGGATTTCTGGCTTGCCCTTGATGTCGTGCAAAGCGTCGAGAAGGTAGTCGAAGCAGTCTGCAGTTGGCCGTGCTTCGCCTTTATTGACATCTTTGTAGGTGATTGCTTCGTAACCGTAGGTTAGGTCAGCTTTCTTGGAACGGACGAAACGCTCAGGACCGTCAAGGTTGCGCTCGCAGTCCATGAACGCAACTTTGGGGAATTGCATAGCTAGGGTGGTCTTGCCACCGCCTGGGGGGCCAATGAGTAGTATACTTTTGGGTTCGACTGGCTTAGGGGTGGATGGAGTGGAGAAGTTCATTCAATGGACCCTTCTTTACAGACCAACTTCTTCACCTTACGAATCGAAGCAGGCACAGCGGGAACTTCTTCTTCAACTTCAATAATTTGACAATTAGGTGGTGGGTTACCTTGGTAACAACGAATGGTTAGTTTGGCACTGTATTTCAAGATATAGTTAATCCGACCCTCAGAGGCGGGTTCTTTGGTCCACTTGCCGGGGAAGGTGAGAAGAACACGGACGACTTTATTATGGGGTAAATAGTCAAAGTCAATATATGAAGTGCCACAGACGGCGGCTTTAATACCTTCCTCAGCAAGAAGGTCAATCTTGTCGGCGATAGACGCCACAAGAGACATGGCGTTGAAGTAAACGTCAGCTAGGTCAGCAAGGTTTTTTTTGAGTGTGATTGAATGTGGGATTTTGGTGATTGGTTCAGGTGCGGGTTCAGTTATGGTTTGTTCTTGTTCTTCAGTGTTCATGATGTTATGTTTGGTGTTGGACTTGTTTTGTCTTTGAATAATCCCGACATTAGGATTAAATTTCTATCTTCCACTGGGAAGGTAGAGCAAACGTCATAGTATTGACATTTGCCGAATTTGTTTGTGCAAGAGATGGTGCGCTTGGGGAAGTAGCCCTTGCTGTAGTGCCAGAGGAATTCTTCAACCAAAGCTATTGCGTTGTTTTTCCACTCTTGGATTTCACCTTCGCCGAGGTGGTACTTTTCTTCTGCGAAGCATTCTTGCCACCAGTCGGAGATTTTTTTGAACTCGCCCTTTTTATTCGCTGTTCCGTTTGTAACATATTGAGGCGGCGGATTGACTCTGATAGCCCGCACAATGTAGCCGTGAACGGGGAGTTTTGTCGTTTCGTGGAGGCCAAAGCAGTAACCTTTTTGTTGAGCGGACATCTTTTTATCTGCCCAGAATACGTCGCCGAGAACGGAGGTTGACTTGAAATCGAGAGTGTGAATGAGACCGTTGATGGAGACGGGAAGGTCGATGAAACCGTGGTAGAGGACTGGGAAACGAAGTTCACCGTTTTGTGATTTAGCGTCAAACAACGGCACCACAAAAGGAACCTCAGTCATGATGGAGGTGAGGCCGGTGCCGTTGCACCAAGGGCATTTATGTAATTCAACACCGGAGTTAGTGTCGTCACCAATAAGTTCTTCAACTGGAGTTAGGTGAACTTTTACTTTGGTTCCTTTGCAATTCCCACACTTCCTCGGAACATCATACCTCAATAAATCCATATCTTCAAACTCAAACTTCTCTACATATTTTTCATAAATTTGTATCGCCCAGTTGACTTGACGGAAGTCTCCCTCGTCAATTGGTTCATTCATAAAAGCTTCGGACAACATATCCGCGATGCGGGTTTTGATCTCGTCGGTGGAGAGGTTGTATTCTTGGAGACGGTAGTGCATCTCCATTGCACTGTGGAGGTGCGAGCCAAAGGTGATCGCGGCGGAGTCGTTGGAGCTAACGCGAGCGTCGAGTTTATAGAAAGATGCACCACGAGTGCAGCGTTCAATCCATTCCATAAAGGAGTTGGAGATGTAGAGTGAACCGTCGATGAGTGGGAGAGGGGTCATTTGTTGTAGTTAGTTGATTTGAAATTCTTCATGTTGTCTTTCCCCATTTGTTCAAAGGCTGGAGCAAAGATGTTGGTGTTATACCAGTTAATCGTTGCTTTTGTTGCGTAGCGTGCGCCGAGTTTACAACCAGCGATTTTACCTTTATTGTAGGAAACCCAACAGGTAAGAGAGTTGGATATAGCAAGGCAACAAGCAAGAATGGAGATGGAGAAGGTGAGGTTCATTTATCTGGTAAAACATCCATCACCACAAGTTCATCTAGGTCAGTCCAGAATTGGCAGTTAGCAATCTCGTATCGGAACTTTGCTACTTTGCTGCTAGGTGAGATTTCAAGTAGAGTCCACTCATGGCGAGCTATTCTTGTCATGCTGTCAGTGAGCAAAAGCCGCTTGCCTATAAGTTCGGTCCATTTATGGGAGGGCATATAGAAATAAAAAGGCGGCATTTACATTCCGCCACGCGCTCGAAATTGTTTTTCCCGTCACGCAAATTCATCCATTGACCCATCTGGTTCACTCTTTTCTTCCTCTTTCCTTTTATTTCCACGAAAGGCGGCTTGAAGCGCTTGACTACTTGACCTTAGCCGCCTTACTTCGACGATTCTTTCCCTTAACTGTTCCGGGGACATCAGATGCATTGGTTGGTTGATCAACCCCTCCAGTGGAGCTTCCATTGAAGGGTCTGGTGGGGTCGACGATGACGCAGTTGACGAGGAAGGATTCGAGTTCATTGGATTGGGTGAGGTCAGAGATGCCGTGGGAGACACAGGCTTGGTGGAATTTGTCAATAAGAGTGTTGGTGATGATGGTTAAGGTTCCAGACTGAAGTCGGATTCCTTTGAAGTATTTCCAGACGTCTTCAGAGATGTAGGTCGCGAGACGTCGGTCGGGGGTTGAGAGGTATGGGTTGGTGAAGGTGGGCATAAAATGTTATCTAGTGAATAGCGGTCACGCTACAAATTCCTCCATGTGTTTGCTGACCACATTTCGTTCTTTTCTCTCTTTTGGTTGCGGAATTTCAATATCCGCGGGGATGGAGTTAAGGTCATCGGGGATGAAGCTATCCCAGTGGATGTCAGCCCAATGGTGGGTGTCATTTACACCAACAATAAGGAAAGCTTTGATACCGTTGGTTAGAACAACTTTGCCGCGAAGAGTGGGGAGACCATTGACTTCACCAATCACTGAGCAACCGCGAAATGGGGGTTCACCGCGCTTGGCTTTAGGGAGAGTAAGATTGTAACGCTTCATGATCTCGATCACGTCGAGAGAATGTTCACATGGTGGTTCTTTGACTGGAGTGATTGAAGTTGCGGCACAAGCTCGTGTATAGGCAAGGGCTTGTTCGCGGTCCCAGGTTATACTAAAAACAGTTCCCTTTTCGGCTTCGTAACAGTATTCAAGATCCGCTTTAATCTTTTGTTGGAGTTCATCAAGGGGGAGATCGGATTCAATCGCCAAGGAAATGTTCAAGAAAGACACGGACATAGAATTAACCCTTTCTATCAGGTGCACCAACCTTCGCTTTGGTGGACTTACGCTTGGCTTGCATTGCGATGCGTTGAGCTTTTGTGGTGTGTTTGGAACGTGATTTAGTGTTGTTGTTCATTTTTGTTTGTTTTGGTTAAAATTTTAATTAACTCATATCACTCCACTATTTCTAATGGAGTGAGTGAATTAACGCTACGTATCGCTATGACGTAGCACATAGAGCCTTGTTTTTTATTACGAAGAGTTGCGCGGCTGCTGCTCACGTCCCGTCTCTCCACGTGGATTATACTGGCGTTATGCAAATTCATAACTCTCAGTTTTGCTTGCGAAACAAAGTCTCGCCCCATAACAGGGCAAAACCATTAAGCAGCGAATTCCTTCGCGTTTTGGGCTTCGATAGCAGCTTTGGCAGCGGCTTCCTTGGCACGGTCGTAGCGATCCAGTGCCCAACCAAGGTGGGTGATCTGTTCGTCGGAGTCGTTCTTGACACCGGGCAACAGGGCGAAGGTTTCGCCGTTGAACAACTTGCCAAAGGCGGTGGTGAACTTGTCCAACTTGAGCTTGCCAGTGAGGAACAAGACAGCTTGATCCTTGCGCTTTTGGGCGAGAACTTTGGGCTTCTTGACACTCGGTTCGGCCTTGCGGAGGTCGACTCCGATAGGTGCGATGATAACTTCCTTGCCTTCAGCGTCCTTGGTGGTGTAACCCTTGGCTTGACGTTGAACTTCCTTTTCGACAAGATCAAAGGAGAGTTGCGGGTTCTCTGCAAAGGCACGGCGGACATAGATAGCGTCGGACTCTGTGCGGACAGTGGTTTCCTTGTCGCCAACCTTCTTTTTCTCGGTCTTAAACGGCACCTTGGACATCTTGTTCACCACATCAACTACAATTGTCCGTGCATCACCATTGGACCCATGCGCGTGCATGTAGCCATTGAGCTTGGACACAATCTGTTCCTTCGTCGCATGTTTGAGCATTTCGTCGAGGTCAACGTATTCCAAGGCGGGAACCTTGAAGGAACGATCATTGACGTCGAGGATTTCGCGGATTGTTTCACGCATAACTGTTTTTTGTTTTTGTTTGTTTTTACTGTGCAACATTTTCCGGTGTTGCGTTCCGGTTGGAGTCAAACTGACTCAAATTAGGTAAGGACAATCCACAACACAATTCCAATCTTGACAATCACTGCCAAGATGACATAGAGAATGACAAAGGCGGAGGAGGTCATAGGAAAGAGGTTAAAATGTAGGTGAGGGTGAAAAGGATGACAAAGATGAGGGAGAAGGTGAAGTCTTTAATCATAAATTTAACCAATAACAAAATTGCAAGTTCCATTCTTATTGAATTGGCGGAAGAAATAAGTCTTGTCAGAAAGGATTCCAGAATTCACTCGACCGTCTGAGTTCGCGGACACGGCTCTAAGTTTAATTCCGTGTTGTCGCCATTGTTCAAATGGAACGTTTAGTAGAATGCTTGACTTGGTTATGAATTTCATTTTCATAAGTTTAATTCCCTCCAAGGAGTTGACCGAGTTCTTCTTTGTGGAGAAGACTGTAGTTAAAGGTATCCCATTCATACCAGACATAGAAGAAGTCTAGGTTTGTTGGTGATTGAATGATGGTTAGCATAGAGTTAATTGAGCGCAACAGGAGTCGAACCTGCATGATTGAGTATCTCGGTGTTTCTGTTCTCAGCTATTTTCCACCTAGCGTCTACATTCCGCCATGCGCCCGAAACAAACCCCTCAACCAAGGGAGAAAGGTGCCTTGGTTGAGGGTAATCCACAGAGGCAGCTTTGTCAATGCACTCGATGTGGATTAAATTTGCACCCCCTACCCAAGCAACATTGCGAAGCGTCTTTCTCTCGCTTACCTTGTCGTTATTCAGCACAAGTGGGACGTAGCTCTGACGTGAGCCTAAAGCTGACATTACGGTGTGTCCAACTAATGCTGGCGTAATAAACAGCGATTCGTCCTTTATTGTTTGTGTGCGTGGGGGACTAAGGATTGTTGAGTAGGGGGAAGGTGAAAAGGATGCAAGCGAGCTAGATTCCCCTGCGATGGATGCAAGCCCGCCAAGGGAGGCTTTCGCCGGGAAGATTCTAGGGATCGCTTGCATCGAGAAGAGATTATGATCCTTTGCCCAATTGGGCAAGCGTTATTTTCAAGCGGATTGCCTTAATTGCCAAGGGCTTGCATGGAATCGGCGAAAAAAGATTTATCCCTCGATTGGCCTGGCCTTTGCTCAGAGGATCGAAGGATCAAATTCCCTTTCAGTCTTCACGCTACGCCAAGTGATACTTTCATCTAGTGCTTCTTTATAGACAATACCAAAAACATAAAGAAAGCTATCACCGGAGGCAGAACAGGTGCGACCGGACTTTTGATGTCGGCAGTAAATCTCATAGAAGTTTGGTGCTTCTATGATTTTAACCTTCCACCCATTTGTATAAAGCTTCGCAAGAGCGTGATATAATCTAGTCGTTGTAATCATATTGTTAATTTAGTTCTGCCCTTTAACAGGGCAGGACTACTTTAGAAATAAAGAACGCAACCATTTTGAACTTGAGTTTGAAATCCCATTTGCTTTAGCGTTGCAATTGCTTCTTGTTCCTCTTGTGGAGTGGTGCAGCGGAACTTGATTGTGTTGGTATAACGCCAAGTGACATCCTCAGCGTGATGCTTGGCTATGAGTTCGAGTTTGTTTTCACGCTCGTAGAGATTATCCCATGAGACGGTTACATCCCATGCTGGCGGTTTTGGAACTTCATGCGCACTTAAAACTGGCGGCGCGCCGGTTGCGGTTTCGGGATTGCCGTAAAAAGTTTTAAGTTGATCTTTATAGTCATTCTTAATTATGACTGTGCCACAAGCCGTTTCCTTAAACTTAAGCAGTGTAAGATTCAGCGTGATTGGTATAATATGCGACCTATACTCTTCCAACCCACCATACAACATATACGCCCGCCTTGCTTCTTGAAGACAATTCACAAATGTCTTCGCTTTCATTGGCCGCAATGGTTCCTTAAACTCCCTAGGATTAACCTCATACGTTCCATTATCCGCCCTTGCTAGAAAGTGTTCATACTTCCTAAAATGCTTTGCACTCAATGTCTCTCTCACCGCAAGCTCAACCACTCTTCCATCAGGTAATGTCATTTTTGTCATGTTTTTAACTAAAAGCTGGATAAAAGGCGGTCTGGACAGAGACCATTTTTTGATCCTTCGATCCATTGCTTATAGCTAGATCATTCTGGATCAAGCCCTTGCCAATTGCAAGGGAAAAAGAAAGGCTAAAAAGCAAAAAGGCCATTTCTTTTAAGATGGGGCTGCGACGCGCGCGGCTAGCCTTAAGATCAAAGGATCAAATAAATCATCTACTACTCCTTTTAATTTTCTCGATCCTGCGTATAGGGAATTCTTGAGTTTTACCATAAATTCAATTGATTCTATTCTAACCAATTGAATTGATTTGATTGATTCAATATATCGCAGCCCCGGCGCTGATCGCGGGGCCATCCTAAAAGAAATCGCCTTTTTCTTTTCTTTCTTTCCATGCTCCATAAGCCCTTGCAAGGCAAGCATTCACCCTCAAATGTGGAGCAAAACATCGAAAGTAAAAGAGCCAAAAAATACGGTGTAAATCATGTTTTTTGGCTATATGTGAGGGAAGTGGGTAGATTAGCCTACCATCGGCCTAGCTTTTCCTTCGCTCCGACCTTGATGCTTACAACATTCTTGAGCTTGTTGTATCTCAGCAACACCGGCGTTCCATCTGCGAAGTCTCGAATGGAGCAAAGCTTAAACCCAAGACTGTAATCCCCTTCCCAATCTTTGCCCTCATTGAACCCCTCTTTGGCTTCAGTTTGAGTTTTATAATCTCTCCCATAAGCAGGGGAGAGTTCACAGTATGGTTTGGTGATTTTATCGGTCATGGTATTTTCTCCCACGGATTTTCATTCAAATCGTCGATAACGTGAACCAATGCGGAACGGCGCATAAAGAATTCCCGTTCCGTTGTTTTGTCTCCGCGAGCATTGCATTGTTCTTCAAAACTCTTGAGATAGATAATCCTAATCTCAATTGCCTCACGCAATGCTTGAATCTGACTCTCGCCTATTGCTAGGCGTTTATATGTAGCCATTCATTTACCCTTTCTTAATCCACCAGCACAATGCCAATGGGAAGTTGATTTAATCACTTCAATCGCGAGCCAAGGCTTTCCCAAGCTCGCGAGTGCTGGGATTAACTATTCAATACTCGCATCACTATGTCGTCGATTTTTCGCTCAACCTCGCGCAATTCTGCGCGCAATTCGATGACTTTCGCGGCAAGTTCTTCAAGGATCAAATGCTCGCTAGTTTGTAGCTTTGTATCAACAGTATGCTTCACAATTCGCTTGGCGGAATTGTTGATTATGTTGTAGGTGCTCGCTGCCATTCTAACCTTTCTCAATTTCCTCGCGCCTATTGGCTCAAGGGAAGCTTAATCACTTCGCTGGCCAGCCTGAGCCGTCCCAAGCTGGCCAACGTGGAGATTAAACTAATCACCAACAATCCGCAACGGGAATTCCGCAAGCTGCCATTCGCCATTCTCCCGTTTACCAAGAACTTCATAAGCTGCCCATTTGCCTATTGCATCCTTATCGACAAACAATGTTCCAATGGGCAAGTCAATCCATTCCGTTCTTTGCGTTGCTTGGATAAATTCACCCAAGCCCATTTGTACAATTTTTTTCACGCCGTTGCCTTTCTCTTTCTTCGCGGGATAATCCCCGCGCCTAAGCTCCTGACCCCTGCCAAGAGCCTAGTCGCGAGAATCGCCTTATGGCTTGAATTCAGCCTCCACCGCGCTTTCCTTGCCCTTCAATCCCAATGCCGCCATTCCTGCGCTAGCATTACTCCCGAACCACCCCGGCGTATCCGCCTCAAACGCTTTCCAAGCTTCCGCCCGCTCTTCCCCCGCTGCCCCGAGGGCATCCGCAATAAAGCGAAAGACCGCCAACCTCATCGCCTTTGCGCTGCAAACCTCCACGCCCCTATCCTTCCCCGCTGTCTCCAGCAAGGGCTTTACATTCAGCGTTTGTTGTGACATAGCCATAATTTTCTAACCTTTCTCTCTAAGCGATCTGCGCTCGTCAGCATTGCCTTTTTAGCAATGGACGGGCCAAAAGCCCGTTTCGCGCTTATGCCTTTTCAATTTGAACCGTAATTGGCCCTAAAACAACATAGCTCAAATGCGGCTCGCTTTCAATAACAATATCCTCCGCATAATCTTGAGCCGCGCCGATTGAAACAAAAACTTCTGTTTCTGTTTTTTCCCCAAGACCATAAATAACCAACAGGAATGCTTCTTTCATAACCATCATCTTTCTCTCGCCCTATTCGCCGGGCAGGCTCTGAGGCTTAATCGCCCCGATGAACCATCGCCCTTGCAATGGCTCGCCGGGATAATCAAAGCGCGATCCAGCTTTGGGCATATCTAAACGCCTCGCTTACAACATCAAAGCTATGTTCGCTTTTAATCGCCCCATCGACAATTAAAAACAAAACATAAACCCCGCCGCGATTCTCAATCCTAATAATTTTCATTTTTTGCCTTTCTCAAAAGGGCTTAATCGCCCCGTAGAATGGACTAGCTAATCCTATGCCAGCTAATCCATTCAGCGGGAGAATCAATCATTCAAATGCCCATAAGAACAAGAAAACGGCCTCTGCATAGGCTTAATCAATTCTCTCTTGCAATGCCCGCAAGTAAACCATCTTGCCTTGCCATTCCATTTTTCATAATCCTCAATCTCTTTTTCTGTAATTTCCTCAATTTGCCAATGGCTAGGCTTGCTGGCCAACGGCGTATCACTAAAGCCAAGAAGATTCCCCTCTTGGCCAAAGCCCGCGAAAGCTATGATTTTGAATTTCATTCATCTCCTCTATAGCTCGTCCTATGCCAAGCCCGAGCTTGCCATTCAGGCTCAATTCCGCCCCAAAATCCCTTCTAGGTGTAAAATCTCTTTCCTCCAAAGCGGACGAAAATAGCATTAAAGCTGGGAAAATGGCTCTAAGCCCCTCAGCTAGAGCATCTTCCATCATTGTAAAATTATTTTCCTCGTCTGTAAAGAAAGTTTGCTCTTTTGGACCATGAATGGGAGTGTTAGCTTTTCCGACTGTGATTTGCTGGCAATTTGATGGACTGGAAAGAATACCGACGTCGTAAAGGATTGATAGTCAAGGATGGTGTCGGAAAGATTTACGATCCTTGGATCGAGGGGGGGAATGGCTAGGTCGACCTGATCTCTATTATAGGCCGCGCCGCGCCTAGGCCGCTGAATGCCGCGCCGAGGCTTTCCCATCGCCTCAATATATCCCTGCCCGGCAAATCGCCTTATAGCAATCCCTATCAATCCAGTCGACTATGCCTTAGATCATTATCTAGCTGCGTCCTAGAGATTCAATCTCCATCATCTAGGTCGACATTAGCTCAATGGCCCCCCTGCCCATCCTCTCCCCCGGCAGCATGGCTTGCATGGGCTGGTCTACCCCCAGCCCCCCACTTGTGCGCGATGGGTCCCATCGAAGTCATGGGTCCCATCCCCACCCATCTCATCATTTTTGCTAATGTTTCTGTGGACTATATTAGGATAAATGATCCTTGGATCAGGGGTTGCATTCGCGGAGAGATTGGATTACATTTGTGTCATGGTTAATGAGCAAATGGCTATTGGATCAAAAAGTCCGGAGGTGCAAACGCGATATGCGCTGAATACAGTGGAACCAGTGGGGGTGAGTGTTTTTAAGAGGAATCCAGCGAGCCGGATGGCGAGTGGCCTTGTGAGTGAGTCAAACATTCCCTTTTTCGTTAGCGGTGGAAAGGCGACTGATACAAAGTTTGAGGTATGAAAGACGTGATGGAGGAGATTGAAAAGATGTCTTGCCCTGTGGAAGGGCAGGACCAGATTCAGCCGCTTTTTGATGGGGTGGATGTGAGTAGCATGGAGGAGTTTAAGGAGAGTGAGGCCGCGAAGATAGAGCCGTCTCCCGCGACTCCTCTTTTTGGTCCTGCCTATAATCCTTCCTATCTTCTTCAACACGAGCAGCCGACTCACCGTTTGATGTGTGTGATGCTTTCACAAGGGTATTCAATTGCTGAAATTGCGGAAGAGTTGAAGGTGTCGACTAGGGCGGTTCAGAATTTGAAGTGCCAACCTTGGGCGGTTAAATATGTTGGTGAGTTGATTGAAAAAGCCGGTGCGAAGACTCTACAGTCGCAGCTTGCGTCCGGGATTCCAAAGGCGATTGACATTTTGATGAAGAGTGTTGATGAAGCGAATAGTCTTGGTTTGAAACCTGAACATAGGATCAAAGCTGGACATGACTTTCTCTCGCGACTGTATGGCAATGCTCCGCAAGTGCATAAACACATTGAGGGAGATGGGAGTGATTGCACAACGGAAGAACTTCTTGCGATTGCAAGAGGTCGGGTTTAACCCAGCGATGCCTGCATCGCGGTTTCATCGTTAACTTTATATGCAACCACATCAACAACGAGTAGTAGATGAGAAGGCGGAACTGGACACGAAGCGTATCGCGTTGGCGAAGTTTCTTGATGGAGAAGTTGTGGTTAAGTTACCTGAGGTGGAACAGAAAAGGTTGGCTTATCAATTGGCAGTGATGACTCAGTATTCGGAAGTTTTGGGCCATAGGATTGCAGATTTTAAGTAACCTAGCAGTGCGAAGCAGCTGTGGCTGAATAAACTTCATCAAAAAAATTTCACACAAAAATTCAGCGACTCCTCGAAACAAACCCAGCGACCGACAGGTCGCGGATAACCGTTAAACATAAAATGAAAACATTGATTGGCTTGGTGATGGTGGTTGGTTTAGCCGCAAATGCTCAGCCGGTGAAGGAGACAAAGTTTGCAGTTGGATTGGAGCCGTATGGGACAGTGAGTTGGACAGGGTTGGATGGGGAATCTGATCTCGGTGCAGGTCTCGCCGCGACTGTTGGAATTACAAAGAACTTGACCCTGACAGCCTTTGCTGAGGGTGATTCCACAGACAATCCAAACTTCTTTGATCAAATCGCGCGGGCTGGTGCAGGGTTGAGATATACCGCTTGGCTTGGAAGTCGTGTTAGTCTCGACGCTGGCGTTCAAGGTGCGTATGATATTCAATACGAACACGTCTTCATTCGCCTCCCTCTCGGTGCAAACCTCTACGCAATAAAGGAACCTAACTATGATCTGGGTATCCGTGTTCAGTATGCTTTCGACATTTCTGGCAGTGGGCCTAATGGCACTAGCACTGGTCGTGCTTTTGCTGGTCCTGTGTTTAATTTGCGATTCTAATCTGTGTCCCTCTCTCGCGCAGAAGCTGCAGAACTTGTCCTCAAGCGACTAGACATCCAAAAGAGTCTAGTCTCCTGGGCGACCTTCTACGCGAATGAAAGGAACTATGTTCTCGCAGATCACCATCGGATCATGCTGGAGAAACTACAAGCAGCAACAGACGGAACTCTCAAACACAGCATTACAGGCGCACCTTGCCGGAACCTTATCATTTCAATGCCTCCGGGAAGTGCTAAGTCGTTCTACAGTTCCATCGTCTTCCCCACATGGTTCATTGCTCGGAAACCCAACTCCAACATCCTTGCCTGTTCCCACTCTGCCGACCTAATCGAAGGGTTCTCTCGTGAATGCCGCAACACCGTCGAACTCCATGAAAAGACCCTCAACTTCGGACTCCGTGCAGATTCCCGTAGTGTTCAAACATGGGCCACCACCAATGGATGTAAATATCGCTGTGCGGGAGTTGGAGCCGGTATTGCCGGACTCCGAGCTGATGCCGGTATCATTGATGACTACATCGGAAGCCAAGAGGATGCGGACTCAAAGACTATTCGCGATGGCATCTGGGCATGGTATCTTTCCGATTTCTGGCCGCGTTTGAAGCCTAACTCGGTGCAAATCATCATTGCAACCCGTTGGCATGAGGAAGATCTAATTGGTCGACTTCTTGATCCAAAGAACTCCTACAACTCCCCTTGTTCCCCCTCCGACTGGGAAGAAATCCGCTTCCCTTACTTCGCTGAAGACAATGACCTTCTTGGTCGTCCAAAGGCTGATCTCGCTCCTTTGGATAAACTCGACGTGATGACCACCAATGACGAGGAATTACTCCAACTTCCCGAGGTTCAAGCTGCTGTTAAGTCCCGTATCTGGCCTGAGTGGTTTACTGACAAGCAGGCAATCAGCGTTCTCCGTGTTCCGCCACGAGTCAAGGCCGGATTGTATCAGCAAAGGCCGGCACTTGAACAGGGGTCGTATTTCAAAAGGGAGTGGTTACTTGAGTATACTCGCGATGAATTAGCTCAAGTGGAGAAGAGTGAGCATAGGGTTTATGGAGCCGGTGACTGGGGTGTTTCAGAGGAATTTAATTCCAATCTTTCTTGCCTTGGTGGTTGCATCGTTGATGAAAATAAGGTGATTTACGTTTTGCCTGACATTGCTTGGGGTGCATTTGGGCCTAAAGAGCTTCTGTCTCACTACATCGACTTTCTCCGTCGCCGCAATCCTCTTATGTTTTGGTCCGAAAAAGGCCATATCAGCAAAGCCTGGGGACCATTTCTCCGTGACATGATGGTTCAAGAGGACATTTACAATCACATTACAGAAGTTGTTCCCGCCAAAGCTAAAGACATCCGTGCTCGTTCCATTCAAGGTTTAATGTCAATGGGACGAGTTAAATTTCCAGGTTTCGCTCATTGGTGGGCAGATGCAAAACATGAACTCCTCGGTTTTCCCGGTGGTAAAACAGATGATTTTGTTGACTTTCTCGCTCACCTAGGCGCAGGGGTTGTCCAAATGCTACGTGCCCAGCCTCGAAAGAAGGAAACTGATAATGACTGGACCAAGCGTCGTCCAATAACCCTCGCTTGGATTAAGAAAAGCGACAAAGAAAACAAACGCCGTGGCATGGTTCGCTACGCTGGACGATAATGCTCGCTCCACCTGACATTTACACCTCCGCTGCTCCTGAGCAAACTGTCACCGGTAACACCGCTGTTGATGAGTCAGCGGATACTGTTGAAAGCGTTCAAGAGTCAGCGGAGGTTAAAAGGTGGTTGACCCGGATCTCCTGTGCAAAGAAGAAGTGGGAACCGGATTTCAAACGGATGCGGCAGAACATGGAGTTTGTCTGGGGGTTACAATGGGACGGACAGACAAAGTTGGATGACGATAGGTATAATGCGTTTATCGCATTGAGGATTATTCAGCAGAAGGTTTCAACCCTTTATGCAAAAAATCCTGTTGCAGTTGCAACTCCTCGTAAACGGCTTTATTATCAGGTATGGGACGAAAGCCTTGATACGCTCATGCAGACTATGCAACAAGCCCAAGAATTTGTTGCTATGGGCATTCCCGTCCCTCTTGAGCAAATGGCAATGCTTGCGGACTACCAACACGGCACCGCAGCCAAGAAGTTGATTGAAAAGTTTTGTAAAACTTTTGAAATCCTCTACGGCTACCAAGTAGACGCAGCAAAACCCGAATTCAAAGCACAGATGAAACAAGCTGTGCGAAGGGGTGTTATCTGTGGTGTAGCCTATGCTCGACCTATTCTTTGCATTTCTGGTCAAGAGTCTGGTCAACCCAACACCACTGAAACAAAATCAGGTAGCGAAGACTTAACCAACCGTCTTCGCGCTCTTGTTACCCGAATCGACGACGAAGGCCTTTCCGAAGACTCTCCAGATTTTCAAAACCTCCGATCATTGATGATGTCTCTAGGGGCATCGACGCAGCTTCAAGATGACTCTCAGTGGTCGGAGCGTTTGGAATTTGACTTTCCGCCGGCAACGAGTGTGATTCCAGATGAACGGTGTAGGAATCTTGAGGATTTCGTTGCAGCTAGGTGGATTGCACAGGAGTATATTCTTCCGGTCGAAGAGGTCAATGAAATTTTTGGAGTGCAGGTTGAAGTCGGCACTGGAATGGGTTGCGCGAAGGAGTTTGAATACTCTCAAAACGGCTTAGTCGAAGCAGAACGTGAAGGCGATACTAAAACCGACCCACAATCAAAGAAAAAAGTTTGCCTCTACGAAGTCTTCGACAAAACCAATAAAACCCGTTTCTTCCTCGTAGACGGTTGGAAAAAGTATGTCCTTGCTCCAGAATATGTCACTCCTGCTGTTGCTGGCTTTTGGCAGCATTTCGCTTTGGTGTTTAATAACACAGAAATAGAAGACGGTTTGCAGGCGAGTATGTTTCCTCCGAGTGACGTGCAGACCTTGCTGAGTCCTGCGCGTGAGTGGAATAGAACTAGGGAAGCTCTCCGCGACCACCGTAATGCCAACGCTCCTCGTTATATGTGGCGTGCTGGCACCAGCACAGTGGAGGAAATGCAGAAGTTGGCCAACGCTGAGCCTAACTCCATGACGGAGTTGAAAAATGTTGACCCAACAATGCCGTTGGACAAAGTAGTGATGGGTTTCCCAGTTATCCCAATCACAGAAGCCTTGTATGCAGTGGAACCCCTTGAGCAGGACTTAATGCTCGGTGCAAATATGCAGCAGGCAAATGTTGGTCCTGCGCAACCTAATGTAACCGCGACAGTCGGTTCAATTGCCGAGCAGAGTCGGATGAATGTGTCGTCCAGTAATGTTGACGACCTTGATGGGTTTTTGAGCCGACTAGCACAAGCTGCCGGTGAGATGATGTTGCAAACTTTCTCTCAAGAAACTGTTCGTGGTATCGTTGGAACAGGCGCAATTTGGCCCGGTTCTCCAGAAGAGCGGAAAGACTTTCTTAACGAAGTCTTCATGCAGATTCAAGCCGCTTCTTCTGGGCGTCCGAATAAAGCTGTTGACATTCAGAACTACAGCCAACTCGCTCCGTTACTCACTGCCGCTGGTGCTAACCCTCTTTCAATGATTGAAGAAGGTGTTAAACGCCTCGACGATAACCTCGACGTGGCTAAATTCTTTCCTGTTCCTCAGATGGGTATGGGTGGTGAAGGTCAACCCCAACAACCCGGTCAGGAACAGCAAGAACCCCCACCGGGACAAGCTGGCCCACCAGTTGCATCAAACGGACCTGCGCAAGGAGTCGCTAGTCAACCGGCTTCGATGGTGGGGTAAAATTTTATGGAAAACATAAACTCCGATGTAAATACCGATTCCGCTTCATCGACGGAGTCAAACGAAACCGAGGTCGAAAACTCTAGTGTTGATACGACCGCAACACAAAACACTGACAAAAAGCCTGATCAACCGTTTGATCTAAAGAGTGTCATTGGTGATGCTCTTGACAAAGCCGGGGCGGAACCGGAAGAGGAAGAAGAGACTGAAGAGAAGCCTGAAAAGGAAGAAACTGAAGTCAAACCAGTGACCGAAGGTGACAAGCCCGAGAAAAAGGTAGAAGACAAAGTAGAAACTGAAGACGACAAGAAACCCATTCCCTATGATAGGTTTCAGGAAGTCATCAAGGAAAAGAACGAAGCGGTGGAGTATCGTAAGTCCGTCGAGCCAAAGGTTCAAGCCTACGAGAACACTGCAAACTTTCTCCAATCCTATGGTGTAACCCCTGAAGAATATCAAAGTTGGATGGATATTGCCGCTTTGAGTAAGGTTGACCCAGTTCAAGCAATGGAGAGGTTAAAGCCGTATTTGGCTCAACTCCAAGGTGCGACTGGTGATGTCTTGCCCAAGGACCTTCAGGAAGCAGTTGATGCTGGTCATTTGACTGGAGACTATGCTAAGGAACTGGCTAAGGCACGAAGTAAAGTGCAAACAGTTGAAAAGCAAAGTGTTCAAACCAAAGAACAACAGCAAAAACAACAGCAAGCAGCGTGGGCGAATCAGGTTCAGACCTCTTTTGAATCATGGTTAAATGGAAAGATTGCAGCCGATCCGACCTTGAAGCCAGTCGCAAAAGGACAACCCGGTGGTAAGTTTGAATTTGTTCAAGATCGAATCCTGGCTATGTATAGTCGTGGGGAGATTCAACTGAACAATCCACAGGATATTGTCACCTACGCTGAGAAGGTTCTTGCTGACGTCAACGAATACTACAAACGTCTTCAACCAAAATCCAAAGGACCAGTCACAGTCCGTTCAAGTCAGTCTGGCTCCACAAATGGAGCACCGAAGATCAACTCAATCAAAGATGCAGTATCGGCGGGACTCGCCGCTGCTGGTCGACGTTAAAAGGTAAATATGGCAACAATTGGTTCACTTACAGTGCTTTCAGTGCTTGATTATGTGCTGGATCACTATGTCCGCGGTCCTATGCTCGCGCAGAATGAACAGGACAAGCCTCTCTTGGCTTTCCTGAACTCTGGAGCAAAGGAGTTCCCCTCTGGTAAACAATACATCAGCGAGCCTGTTAAGGGCACGTTTATGTCTGATACGTCTGGCTTCTTTGCTGGATACTCGAATGACGACGCACTTGTGTTTACACAGCGTGCGTTGGGTGTTCGTGCGCAGTTTCAATGGTATGAACAACATGCTGGTTTGGTGTTGACCCATACGGAATTGAAAAAGGAAGGTATCACAGTGGTTGACGGTGAGAGCAAAACCAGTAACCACGGTGATGTGAAGGATATTCTCACGGGTATTCTTGAAGACGCTCTGGAAGACTTCGGTCTCTCTTGGGCACGCGCTAAGAACAACATGGCCTGGCGAGATGGTTCTCAGGATGCAAAGCAGACCCCCGGTATTCTCGCGCTTCTGCTTGATGATCCGACTACCGGAACTGTTGGTGGTCTTGCTCAGGCCACTTATAGCTGGTGGAGGAGCCGTGTTAGTCTTGCTCTTGCACCGTCTGGTGAGAATCAAACCATGTCGAAGTTCTTCCGCACTGAAGGGACTCAGCTTCGTCGTTATGGTGGTAAGCCTAGCAAGGCACTTTGTGGTCAGCAGTTTTGGGACGCAATGGCTGTTGAGGTTGAAAAGAAGGGAATTTATACTCAGTCTGGATTCTCTGGTAAGGAAACCGACATTTCCATCACTGGTATCCGCCTTCCAGGTATCGGAACCTTGCAGTATGACCCCACCTTGGATGACCTCGGCTTGGGTAAACGCTGTTATGTTCTTGATAGTCAGCACCTTAAATGGCGTCCGATGACTGGTGAAAAGAATCACCAGTTCTCTCCGGCTCGCCCTTATCAGTATTTGGTCATGCTCAAGAGCATGACGGATACGTCTGGGTTGACAGTTAACCAGCTCAATGGTATGGGTGTCTACGGTATTGCTTAATTCAAGGAACAAAATGAAAACATTGTTTACTCTTATCGGTCTGTGCTTTGCTTTGTCGGCAAGCGCACAGAGTTACCTCTCTCAGAGCTTTTTGAATGTTTCTAGTTTGCTGGTGTCGAACACTCTCACAGTGTCGAATCTGGTAAACTTCCCGGGACAGACAAATGTTCTTGGAGTTCGTTGGACCAATTCTGCTGGCACTGGTATTTCGGTGACCAATGCCGGAAACACCACTGCGCTTATCAAAGATGTAAATCTTTGGTCACGTCGTGATGGTGATTGGTGGGTGCCTCAGTTTGGCACAACCACTGGAATTGTTACTAACACTGCATCCAGTCCGATTAACATCTATGTCAAACTGTTGACTGGTGGTTCTGGTGCCAATGCTGCGGTGACGTTCACCTTTGTTCCCATCTATGACGGGGATGAAACTCCTGTTGTTGGAACCGCAATGAACTGGTCCTTTGCTGTGACAGCCAGCACTACCTCTAGTGTCACCGTTGCAACCAATGCGCCAATGTATCTCTGGCCTGGTGCGAAGAAGCTACGACTTCTTTCCATTGTGAATGGTGACACTGACGCATTAAGTCAAGTCTGGGTTCAGAAAGTGTCCCTGAATGGGTATGTTCCGTAAATAGTCCTGCCCTGTTAAAGGGCGAAACCTCAAAAGCCCTGGCCCCGAGGCGTTATATCGGGGCAAATAAAACCATGCAACCGTTAGCTAACTTCCAATTGAAATATAATGACCTTGGGTCAACATTTCAGAAACGCAATATAACACCGGCTGAGATGTTGGTGTTGGTTTCTATGTTCCATAATTCAGGTCGAGATGGTAGGTTTATGGGTGAGAACCTGATTGATAGGTTGAAAGTGATTGATGAGAAACACGAGAAAGAGTTACTCAAACCTCTTTATGAATCACTTGAGACAGTTGAAAAACAAATTGAGCAACTTGAAACTGATGAGTTGACCGACGAGATTCGTGAGCGTAGATCGAGTGCTTATACGACTAAGCTAACCTCTCTTCAAGAGCGAATCACGGAACTGGAACAACTTATTGCCATTCGTAATCTTGACTCAGTCACCGAAAAAAACCGTCTTTCGATGATTTATGGTGAAGATCGGATTGAATCCCTTTTTCCGGGGATTTCACCTACCTTGCCCGCAACCCATAAAGAAGCGCAAGAACTCGGTATGAAACGTAAAATCGCTAGTCCCGAATTTGGCGACATGCTTTCTGTGGTTAAAGTCGGCCAACCTGCTTAATCTATGTCACGAGGTGTAGCTCTATCAGTTCTCCGTGCTCTGCTCAAAGCGGAGATCAAAGAAGCACAGGAAACAAACACTGCTCTTGATACTGAATTGAACTACGCTCTCGCGAATGGACAGAAGAAGTTGGCCGATGGAAACGACTGGCCTTTTTTGATGGATCGGTGGGATGTAACTGGCAATGCTAGGTATCTCACTTTTCCATCATCTAATATCCGAAGTGTTACTGCTACGATTAACCTTCAACGACCTTTGTTGGTTGAACGGAAATATAACTCTCTCTGGCAGGAAATTCCACACGGAATTGGTGGAGCGCAATACAATTACATCGACAGTGATGCGGGACGGACTCAAGACCCTATTCAACGCTGGCAGCTTGACACCAACACCGGCGATGCAACTAGTGGCTCCGTTGTCGCTAATCAGTTTGAAATCTGGCCTGTTCCAATCAATGCACAAACTATCCGTTTCACTGGACAGCGTCAAGTTCGCGATCTTGCTGTGGATGCTGACAAAGCTGATCTTGATGATCTTTTGATTGTTTACTTTGCCGCAATGGAGTATTTAATGTTGCGTGATTTAGGAAATGCAACAATTGCGACTAAGAAGTTTCAAGACCATTTCATCACCATTCGAGGAACTCAACCCTCTTCTGACTGTCCCCCGATTGTTCTCGGCGCTCGTCAGCGTTATTCACATCGTGCAGTTAAACTAATCGCAACAGCAACTTCTTAAATCTATGAACATTTCGATGGTAATTGCAGATGAAACCAAATGGGTTTCATACGGAGCCACCAGAGTATTGAAAATCTGGGGGTATAACAATAACGCCACGGATGACCGGTATATCCAACTTCACACCAAGCCTGCGGCTACAATTGCTGCTGGTGATGTTCCGGCAGTTAAAAGCCTTTGGTGTGGAGCCAACGCACCTTTTTATTGGGAGGTCAACGCCGACCTTAGTGAGCTTTCCATTGCAATTAGTTCGACGGAGGTCAACTATACTGCAATAACAAACACAGGACTTGACTTGACGGCGCAGGTCGAGAGTCAATGTTTGATTGAAACAGGTCATACGCTAACTGGTGACCTGACAACAAGTGTGGCCGAAAAGCAAGTATGGGCCTCGGCAAGTGGGCCAAAGCGTTTGCTTAGGCTTGACGTGAAAAACAATTCTGGCGCAGTTGCATATCCGTTTATTCGTGCAAGTGATACCGCCTTGGCTGCTGACACCACCTCCGATGCGCTTGCTGGAATTGCTAATGGTGCGACTAAAACTTATTTTTTTGGTGTCGTTGGTTTGACTCCTTATCAAAAGGACGCGTCTGGCACCGCACATAATGGCTGCACAGTTGGGTGGAAATCGGTAGCTACCTACGCGGCTGCTTTACAGGCTGGAACAAGTGTTAATATAATGGCTGTTTATGCTTAAATCTCTTTGTCTGTTTTTTCTTTTGACGGTTGTAATACTAAATGCGCAACCCATTTATCCACCTGCAACTCAGGCGGAAGTTGATGCTGGTTTGGTAAAAGGAAAGTTTGTTTCTCCCTTTACTTTGAGCGGTTGGTCTGGTGCTGGCGGTGGTGCAACTGGAAGTTATACCTTTATTTCACCTCTAAGTGTGGCGAATTTGACTAATGTTTCGCTTCCGCTTGCACTCGCGAACCTGAACACTAACCTTGCAATCACCAACATCGTCACCCTGACCAATGACGTTGCTTGGCTTGTTCGCGTAGCGGCTTCCAACAATGTTCGCTATCTAACTCAGTCCGACGATATACGCACGGCGTTTCTTGCGGTGAGCAATAACTCTACAGTCTTCGCTCGCGCAGGAACTTGGAGCGTCACGCCGTCCAACTTCTCTCTTGGAACACTCGGTGCGGCTTACATGTCCTTCACGAACAAAACGAATCTCGTGTTCAAGGGTGAGGGAATGAATTCAAAGATGCTGGCCAGCGGCTCCGGGCAGGTGTTGCAGTTTCAGGATTGTGACGGTGTGGTGTTTGATGGATGGACCTTTGAATCTGACAAGGGTGGGGCTGCTGGCTATACCTCGAATGGAGTGCCTGTGGTGACGGCCTTCATTGATTTGGTGAGGACAAACAGAAACTTCACGTTTATGAATTGCACGTTCAAGAACCTCGCAGTTCACGGCATCGCATCGTTGATGCAGCCGTCGGACTTCAACAGCGACATCAGGATCATAAACAACACCGGCCAAGGTCTTGGCAGCACGAATGCGGGTGGAATCTCAGACGGATCTCTTTCGGCACTTTCCGGGAATAACATTTTGATTCACGGAAATCGCGTGATTGGTGCAATTAGAAGTTTCGAGATCTACAACGGCACTGGCGGCAATTCGTTCTCAAACATTATTGTCAGCGGGAACAACATTCAGGGGTTTGGATTGAGCGCGATACATCTAGTCGGAAGTGGTCCACTCAGAAATGTTCTCGTTGTAAACAACACGATTCAAAGCGGTGAAGACACTCTGAGAACCGCCGTTGGAAGTTACGGAATTCATGTGAATGGATACGTGTCGGACTCTAAGATCATTGGTAATTCTGTTTCAGGCGCGGAGTTGCACGGAATCATTGCGTTTGAAGGCGTTACGAATCTTTCCATTGAAGGCAACCAAGTTCTGAACAGTGGCGAACTCGGGATTGCAGTGAATGATGCTTCGGGTGGATTGGTGACTGATGACGTTCGTATTTTTGGCAATGTGATAAAAGTTTCCGGGCAGGACGGGATTCAGATTGGCGGCGGAAGGAACATCACGGTGGATAACAACACCGTAATCAATCCCGGCAACAGTCGTGAGGGAATTTACGTTTACGGCGGATTTGATTTGGCGACGAATGTGATTGTTCGGAACAACTTCATCAAGACGACTTCAGGAACTCCGAACTCTGGTATTCGCGTTAGCAACGGGTCAAAGGCGGTGATACTTGATAACAACACGATCATCGGCTTCACAACTCCATATTTTATCGAAGTGTCAGACCGGGGCGAGACGACCGTGACGCTGCCGCTGAAGATTTTGGAGGCAACACTAACTGCTGGTGTTTATACGGCGACCGACACTGACACTGACATTCTTGTTCCGAATGGAACCTCAAGGTCTGTTACACTCCCGCCAACTCCGATGAGGGGGCGAACGGTGGTTGTTCGAGACGGAGGGTTTACAGCATCTGGAACAAACATCATAATCGGTCAAGGAGACGCTGACCTTATCAACGGTCAAACCTCCACGAACATCGTGATCAACGGTGGCTCTCTGGTGCTGCGTGCAGACGGAACGAACTGGCAGGTGATTGCGGCGGCGGTTGGTGGAGGAAGTGGTGTTACTGACGTGAGCGACAAAGTCTCTACCAACTTCAACACTGCGCTTGGAACAAACTTCATCTCTGGAGTTGCTAGCATTGGAACACCTGACTCTGGAGACTTGATTCCTATTTTGGATATTTCAACTGCACAGAGAAAGTATGTGTCCATTGGCAATCTTCCAGCGGGAACAGCGTCTCCCGGTGGAGCATCAACTCAAGTTCAGTTCAATCAAGGCGGGGTTTTGGATGGCAAGAGCACGTTTGTTTATTACACGAACGATCATCAATTGAAACTTCAGGGGATTGCGGCGTTCGGTTCAAATTCCACTAGGGCAAAACTTGTTTTTACAAATGATTCATCTGGTTCTTATTTGGAAATCAATCCAGGCGGTATCAGCCTTTCCGGCAGCCAGACCTTTGAGATCAATTCCGGGTCTGCCTATGCGGGGTATGGAACCAACATTATGTTGCTAAGTCCCAGTTCACTTCGACCTGGAGTGGATGATTCGATGGATTTTGGAATTTCTGCGCTTCGTATAAAGAACCTGTCCATCAGCCGAGCTGCGACGATGGGGTCCATCAACGCGACCGGTTCCATCTTTGGAAACTCTCTCATTGTGACGAACGCCGTAACACTCCCGGCTCTTGCTACGAATTCTTTGGTATATGTTGGCGGTGGTGGAATTCTGCAAACAACAATCCTTGGTGCGAATCTTTCATGGTCCTCGCCGGGAACTCTTGCGGCGAGTGGTGGCGCCGCTTCCACAAACAATCCGGTTGATGCGATGGGATTTGTGGTCCCTACAAACGGCGTCATCCAGCTTCAGCGTCCGCTGTTGCAAAGCGGAACAAATCTCTGGGCTGTTGGCGACATCACGGGAGGAACAGGAAGCGCGAGTTGGAGCAATAATATCAGCTTTTTTGTGACGAGCGGCGTGACGAATGTGATGTATTCCAACATGGTCGTTGGAGCAATCATGGATGTTTGGTTGACTATTGCTCCAGGCGTCACCGTCCAGTTCCCGCAGTTCACAGCTTCACAATGGCTCGGGGGTCGAGTTCCATCTTTTGCGACGAATGGAAACACGATTCGAGTTCAGGCAGTCAATCGTGGTGGTGGAATTACGAATCTTTGGGTTGCCCAACAGGATTTCACTTTGGTTCGTGGTGGTCCAATAGTTCTGGTTACGAACTTCGCGACTGGAGATGTGACTCTCACACTTGATCCTGTGTTGACTAACCATGTGGGAACGGTTGGGAACAACGTCACGAATGTCGTTTCTGGATGGGGAGTTCATAATCTGACCGCCGCCGGCACACTCACCACGACGTTGACGAATCGAAGCGTTGGGATAGCCACCAATGCCTTCAACATCCTCGCGGATTTCTCGGACACCGCGAACACGCAGATTTACAATGTGACTCAGTTTTCCACCAACGCGGTGACGATTGCGGCCACGAACGGAGTAGCTGGTCGGACAGTGTGCATCTACATGGGAACGAACATGCTGAGTTATACGGTTCGCGTGCTGGCAATGGATAGTTCGCCGATTCTTTGGAACTGGAACGTGACGACAAACGGAGCAACAGCCTTCACCAAAACCAACACCGTGGCGGCGAGAGTCTTCCTGACGAGGGAGACGAACGGAGTCTATACCGCCGAGATGGGCTACTACCGAAACTAATGAACCGGCGCGCGTTCTTAAAATCGGGCTGTGTCTTTACCGGACTAATCTGGGTGCCGAAGAATTTGGTGGCCCAAGGCTTTCCGCCCGGCGCCCTGGTGAGCAGCAAAGCGGCGGCTGCTGGCGGCGGCG